TTGGTCTGACTATATGTTTCAATACAACCCCGTGCTGATGTGCTTTTTAAAGTGCTATTGTCGGAGGTGCGCCCTATGATATTGATCGCGGCAGTAGTTTCGGTATACCCGACCCACGTACATCCACCCCCAGTGGAATCGTGCTTTTGCCAGTTGCCATACGTATCAGTCTCCGCGAGGTCCGTCATCCCGTGCGCGACATCGCTGGACTTGAGGGTGAGGATCTCGTTGTCTGCGGTGGCCTGATTAAGCGTTGCGCCAATGGATTGGTGGGCGTTTGCAGTCTCATACATAAACAACTTGGCTTGGTCTATACGAGCGTTTACAGCCCCATTGAACGAGAACTCGTGCAAACCACTAATGCAGTCATACGTCAGTTTGTTTGTGCTGTGACTGTGGCTAATACTGGCTTGATTCGTCGTATCTGCCGTATCGGTGAAGTTCAGTTCACCCACAGTACCGGCGATAACGATCTCACTGGTAGCGTCATCCGATTCGCCAACGACCACACCATGAACGCTGTTTATATACGACGATGGTGCGGTATTGCCAATTGCGAGATCGGTGCCGTCGAACGTCAGTTCAGCTTCGCCTATCAGCGCATTGGCCCCTGTGACCGTTGCCACGGTATTATTGGTCGTACCACTCAGCGATGTACCCGCACCAGCATCTTCCCACGCAGCAGCCGCTCCGGCTCCCGCGCTTGTCAAGACTTGTCCGTCCGTGCCGTAGTTAGCTCCACCCACGCCTAACTCACCCTGCGAGGTCATGCGGAACTTCTCAGTGGCCGCTTCTGAATGTCCGGTGTAGAATATCAGATCAGTGGCATTGACTGTAGCGGTAAAAGTGGCTTGAGCAACAGCCTGAATAGAAGCCGCTATTGCGATTGCATCTGTCCCTGTGTCCTCGTGCGGAGCTTGAAAGTCTATCTTGCCTAAGACATCATTGGCATTGATATCGATAAGCGAAGTAGCCAGTAGCAGCTTACCCGTGCTTGTCACGGCATCAGCAGAGGCTCCCATAATCCTCAACTGATCGGCACTTTCGTCCCACTCCATATAGGCACCAGAAGCGTTGCCAAAGAACTTTACATCATGTCCATCAGTGTTTGCCCCTACTGTCAAGGTTCCACCACCTACGGTCAAAGCCCCAGTGGTATGGGTGATCGTGACATTGGCATTATCGAAGTTGATAACACCAGAAGCCCCTAAGTGTAGGTCGTTATATCCAAGAGCCGAAGTTCCTAAGTCCAGCCCAGCATCAGCAATGGGGTATAACGCAGTGGCACTTAGAGTCAACTCCGCTGTGTTATTTATTTTGAAATCAATTTCGTCCGCTGTACCGAAATCAATCGCAGTTTCTGAATCTTCACCGATTATCAAATCCGTAGCGTAGATAGAAGTTATCGTTGTCTGAGCAGCCGCGATAGTAACCGTAGCAGCCCCAGAGGTAGCACCTCCCGTTAAACCGTTACCCGCTACAACACTGGTAATATCACCCGCAGTAGCATCTTCCCACGCCGGAGCGGTCCCTGCACCGGTAGAGGTTAGAACTTGACCATCCGTGCCATAATTCGCCCCGCCTACCCCTAGCTCACCATCGCTAGTGAACCTGAATTTCTCTGAGGCCGCACCAGAAGAGCCGGTAGAAAAGATTAGATCAGTGGCATTGACGGTAGCAGTAAAGGTAGCTTGTGCAATAGCCTCTATTGAGGCCGCTATTGCGATTGCATCTGTTCCCGTGTCCTCATGAGGAGCTTGAAAGTCTATCTTGCCCAGTACATCATTGGCATTGATATTGTCAAGCGAAGTAGCCAGCAGCAGTTTACCCGTACTCGTAGTCGCATCCGCAGAGGCCCCCATAATACGAAGCTGATCGGCACTCTCGTCCCACTCCATATAAGCACCCGCAGTGGCACCGAAAAACTTAACATCGTGTCCGGTGTCGTTTACACCTACGGTAACTTTTTGTGAAAAGGTAGATACGCCGCTTCCTATGGTAAGCACTTCGGTGTTAGTACCGGCTTTAGCTACCTTGAACGACAGTTCACCTTCTTCTGCCGTTGTCGCATCAGACACCACCATCGTATTAATTGAAGCATAGGTATCTTGGTTATCCGCATCATCCGGCATGATAAAATCAATACCGATACCCGATCCATTGTCGGTTAGATTGCCCCCATCACCAGGGTCCCATTCTACCGTCAAAGCGGTATGTATAGCACTTGCGGCATTATCAAGGTCTATAAGACGTAAACCAGACCGGCTTGTAGTAAAGACAAAGTCTACCGTTCCGGCACCGGCAAGATCGGTACTGGTCGTGCCGTCTAAGATATCGGCTACAGTAAAGCCATTCTCATCGACCTCACTGCCATTGATCTCATCGCCTGTACCGTCTAAGGTAGAGTGATCGGTGAGGCTTGAACGTATTGCGGTAGACATACCCTAATCTCCTTACCAGTGTTTCATATGATTGACTAAGCCTTTAGACTCAGCCATATCCATAAGTTCATCTATTAATTCAGCGGGTAGAAATGCCTCTTGGCCGGTGGTCCATTCATTTTTCCACATTCTACGCCACTCACTCTCTCGACCTTTAACGGCTGGATCATTACGCCGCCCCTCTATATACGCTGGAGTCTTCCAGGGCATCCTGTTCTCATGGTCCCAATATACTAAATAACTGCCTGGTTGATAAGCTGTCCCGTATTGATAGACCGGTAAATCTTCTAACTCAGGAACCGGTGTACCGTGCTTAACATGCGGATCGTGTGGATCAGGCTTGACTACAGTTTCGTAAATACTCCACAGCAGTTCACTCTCCCCATACCACCCCGCATACGTTGTGATAAAGCGTAGAGAGGCTGGCATGATAGAGAGGGGAACGAACTCATCCCAAAACCTCGACATCGCATCGCCCTTATACGCCCACATCTCATCAAAGCAGGTAAACGCCTGACGACCACCCGCCTCACCCGCATAATCAGCCGGTACAAACTTAAGCCAGTGCGGTGAAGGATTAATCTGGCCGCCTTCCGCAAATTCTATCATGTTGTTTTTCGTTATTCGATCATGGTATCCTTCATCGACAATTTGCAGAAAAAGGGACTCATTCTTCTCCTTCATTATCTGCAAGTTTTTAACCACCCGATCAAACATACGTTCACCGGCTTGATCTTTGTCGTTAGCAAGGCTAAACGCATTACCACCGTAATGACGACACCACCCGTAGGCTATAGCCCCTCCTATGGCCGTCTTACCCTCTTTCTTAGGCGTTGACCATACCACCGTTTCATAGGGCAGCTTACCCTCTTCATTGGCTGTAAACGCCTTATTCAAGATCCGGCGTTGATGGGGCTGAAACTCAACCAGCACTTTGGTGTCGTCTAAATAATATTCCCGTTCCATCAACTCGACAAAAGGACAGTCTGTAGAAGGCTCCGTCATCTATTCATTATCCTATTAAGGACTGCGGAGGCACCCTGTACCATTGTCTCTTCCGTAAGTTTTATATTGGGATTACGACTTAACGGTGATTCCTTACGAGATGTAAAAGGCACACGACTTAAATCGGCATCTATAGAAGCAGCTTCGGGACCTGAACCACCTAAGAATATACTTTTACCATATCCTTTTTGTAGTTCTTCGGCACCTTTCTTTGCTACTATCATAGACAATGCCATTGTCTTAACATTATCAAGCAAGGATCTGGGAGAAGAAAATCGACCACCACTAAACCGTTCCTGAGAACTACCCCCCATAGCATCAGGTCGTCCTGCGGTCTTCATAAGCTCTGTTGCTTCACTAAGAAGTCCTACATTATGAACGAACTTTTTGAAGTCCTCTAATTTAATGGGTGCTTCTGTCACGCCACTTATAGGCGCACCATCCGGCGTAACAAACCCTTCATCACTAAACATCTCTATTATTAAAGAAGAAGGACTTTCATCCATCCATCCATATTTACGTAACTGCGCCATCAATTTCTTAGCATTGATGCCTTGGATGGTCCCATTAGACTCTAATTCTATCGCATCAATAAGTAAAGAATGAAGCCATGACTGCCTGACTTGATTAAAAGCATCGGGACCAAGTATATGCTTTACTTCCCGTACTGCTGAAGTATTATTAAAAATCAACGGCATGATCTTTTCAGGTTCAGCAATGCTCTTATTATCTAAACTACCCAATACAAGGAACTTGTTCACTAACGGGTGGTGCTGGAATGTAGTATAATTTATATGAGATGCCCTTGCTGCATCTATCGCGGTTTTATAACTACCATCGCCCGATATGATGCTCATCTCTTCGCCATGACGATCAATTACATCTCTAATAAGATGATATGCCCTACCTACCATCTGACGGTCTGCTGGCGATTCAACGACTGCTTTTTGATCTAATAAACTGCCAATTTCTTTAGCTCTATTCCACCACCAATTATAATCTTTGTATACCACCTCAGTCGTCGTGCGTTTTGCAATGGGCCTACCTTGAAGATCCAGGCGCACATTTTGTTCAGCTAAAGACTCAACCGGCTGCACACCCTGTATATCCTGCCTGACATTAGCTTGTTCTGCTGTCTCCCTAGGTCTCCTTCCAGGTGAAGGTAATGGTTTTCCGGTAGCGGGATTGATGTTAACATCAGCAAAGAGCTTGCTACCCGAAGGTTCAAGATCCCGAATATGCACATCATCCGTTGTCGTTTCTACTTTTGTGGCATTTTTTTTCGCCCACTTATAAGTAGCCATTAATTTACGCCTTGCCGGTGAAATTGCCGGTGATGCTCCTGCAAGGACATCTAGACCAATGATATCTTCTAAGCCTTCAAAAAGAGAAACTTTCTCCGTCCTGCCTGGATCACCATTGGCATCAGGATACACTATTTCCATTTTCAAATTAGGCTTAATAGGCGTTTTCCCTATAATAGATAATGAAACTTTATCATAGGCCGCATTTTTAGAATCTTTCAAAAACTCTAACGATTTGGTTATGTCATTAACGACTACGGTACCTACCTCAGACGGATGTTGTGCCGTGACATTATCTCCCAATCTAAGAGATATCCTATCGCGCATCTTATCAACTACAGTGGTTAATTTCTCTCTTGATTTAGTATATATCTTACGTGTTGCTGCACTTGCCATTGTACGCTGTTGTACAAACGATATCATATCAGAAGTAGGACGTAATATAGAAGCTGGAGCCTCATCCAATAAGTCTTCTTCACGCAGAAACCTCACCAAATCGTCATCAATCTCGCCCTTACCAGGACCTAACCATCGTTCTATCCCTTTCTTACCCGCTACATACGATCCACGTAGAAGCAGTGGAAATGCAGTACCTACACCAAAGGCTATAGCACCATGTTTGGCAGCTTCATCTAAATCCTCACCTCTTATAATAGACTTAGGCATTTCTACCATAGCAGACTCAGCCCCCCCCATTGCCGCACGACCTAATATACCTTTTAGCCCTTCTTGCCCCATCATACGTCCACCCATCTTAGTCATACCCAATACAAGACGAGCAGCCTTATACGGCATTATCATCTCACCGATAAGCTCACCAGCACCAAAAGCCATACCAGATTCTGGTTTATTGCCTATAGCTTGAGACAACTGTTCTGTGCCGCCTAACGTCATTCCCGAACTGATACCGGACATGAAATTACTTCCGACATCACCTACCTCTTTTACTTTGTCATCTAGAGCAGACACCCCTCCAAAAAGTTTAGTTAAAGCATTGTTGGGACTTTCACTTCCCCTCCTGGCTTCACCCGTTGAAGGATCAATAGGATTATCCACTACACGACTCATAGCACCCAAGCCAGGTATTAAATTTAGGGCGTTACGTGCTGCGCCAGGGGCTTTCATTGCAAAGTCCAACGCTTTATCTGCGAAAGGCATACCTTCCAGCACCTTCATCAGATGAGGGTTTTTCTTTTCAAAGCTACGTGCCGCTCGTTCTGTGTTGATCGTTAGATTGGGATTTCTATCCTTGAGATATGCCCCTGCTTCCGCATAAGTCTCAAAGGTCTGAACCTTATAGTCATCACGGACACGATTATATGTGCTAATATCAGCCATGTTAATCTATTTCAACCCCTTCTTCCTAATCCTCTGTTACGTCTTCATTTCCGAATGACCATTCATTTGTATCATCCCCACCTTCTTCTTCAACTATGATTTGTTGAGGAGCAGCCGTTGAAAAAAGAGTAGGTACACGACTCCAATCTTTTGCTATCGCAACTGGATCTTCACGATGTATACGATTTAACTCGGTGCGGTATATTGCTTCCCGATCTATTTGAGACTTTTTTGCTGCTTCCATGATACGAATTTCTAACGCATTAGGATCTTTAAAATTCGTACCTAACATCCTGTCGTAACTTGCAAACTCTAACTCACTAACCTGTGCGCCGGAACGAGCGTAAATAATGCCTTTCTTTAAATCTTGAAGAAGAGCATCAAACTCAACCAAGTCATCAGGGGCCGTAGCTTCACCCGTAAGAATATTCTCTATGGACTGTATTGAGCCTTCGATACGACCCACATACTCTCTTACTTCTGGCTTCTTTAGTAGCTTTAACAGACGGTCAGAAGCCGTTTGTATGTAGTAAGCACCAGTTAATTTATTATTTTCTGTTGCACTAAACCTTAATGGTAAACGATCAAAATCATTTACCATTGCCAATAATGCTTCTCTACTTGCTGACGATACTTGACTAGGGCCATATATGGAAAAAGCTGCGTTGATTACAGTTATCGCATCTTCTGGTGTCAACTCCCCTTTCATAATTCGTGCAGGTAATAATGTAGTTAGCTCGACCGCATTTTGTATACCCGCAAATTGTAATTTATTTGTGTATCGTAGCTTTTGTCGTCCTGTTACAAGCTCGTCATGTAGTTCTTGTCTTTCTTTATAAAGGTCTGCCCCTCTTTTTTCGAAGGTTTCTCTAGCTTTTACTACATCTGGAATAATGGTAGTCGTTGTTTTACCCGTAAGAGGATCAACTGATACCATTGCTCCAGTAGTTGTATTAACAAAAATACGTTTACTACTCGGACTGTTTTGTTTGAAAATAGCTAACAGTTCGTCGCTAACTGGTTCTATGCGTTCTTGACCACCAGGTTCGGTCGGTGGATAAACTACATACGGTGCTTTACCAAACATTTTAATCTCACCAGAACCAGTGCGATTAATTGCGTCCCGTAACTCCATTTCCTGTTGTTCCAGAGTTATTTCACCAGACCGGCTTTGTAGCTCTTGATTCTGTTGGTAAATTTTAGCTTTTTCAGTCAAACCACGAGTCAACGGATGGCGATTATCCACTGTCGGTTCCGTTGCGCCTCTTCCTTGTATTAACTGTGCCATTTCTGGGTCTTCTGAGGCACGAGCCATAAGAAGATTAGTCGGACTTTTAGGATCGCCTCTCATGGGAAATGAAGGAAGTCCTGGCACTGTGATAGGTCCAGGGTGAGGAGGTAGCATACCTATCTCCCCCATCTGCCCCATGACAGTCTCTATAGCTGGAGCATTATTCGCGCCTATTGCCAACTCAAGTTGCTGTGTAAGTCTTTGTTCGGCATATTTGTTTGCTTCTAATTCTCGTTGCGCTTCATAGCGTTTCTGCTCTTTGTCAATTATATCCTGCTTATCTTCACGTTCACGATTGAGTAAGCGTTGACGGACATAACTGTCCATGCCAGTGTCAAGACCACGTGCTAAACTACGCAATATCGGCATTATATTTTCTCCTTAAGCTGCACTACCGGCAGCACTCCCTAAGAACTTCATAAGAGCCGACATTCCAGCCTCCCAACCATCGGCTCCAGAAGAGCCTTGCCCAGATCCAGCCACCTGTCCACCAGGCATACGACCTAAGAGATTAGAAAATGCGTCTACTGACCCAATACGTTGGTCAAAATCAATCTGGCGGTTTTGATTGAATAAGTCAGCAAGGCGTGAGAACTCATTAAAGTCACCTTGACGACCTTGTTGTGTTCTATCAAACTGAGATCCGGTCAACTGATCTTGTAGTTGCGAGGTAGCCGCCTGACGACCAAATGCTCCTTGATTCAAGGCTTCATTTAATTGAGCCGTTCCAGCGTCTCTACCGTATTGCCCTTGTGTCAAATCTTCCGTCAACTGCGCTCTTCCAGCGTCTCTACCGAATTGTCCTTGCGTCAATGCTTCACCTAATTGTGTCTCTGTAGCTTCTCTACCAAACTTTCCTTGCGTCAGTGCTTCTTCTAACTGCGCCCCTTGAGCCTCTCTACCGTATTGACCCTGCGTTAATGCTTCCTGTAGACCTAATCCACCCGTCATCTCATTGAACCCTTGCTGCCGTGTGCCAAGGTCCCTACCATACTGACCCTGTTCTAACCCCTCAAGCATCTGCGTCGATTGCATCAACTCATTAATCTCTTGATTGCGCTGCGTCAGGCCGGACTGCTGTAGCGCGTTCATCATCTGTGCTTGCATCGGCATCATTTGCAGATTGGCATTGGTTGCCATGTTCATCATTTGATTCTGCTGTTGAGCCTGTAGGTCAGATCGTGCTGTATCATTAATCGTTGAGTTACCAAGTCCTCTATTGGTCATTTGCTCTTGTTGGTAGTTCCGTTCTGTTCCCTGTTGCCGTGCCAACTCATCCAGTAGCGGTTGTATCTGAGGCAAGACAGAAGGCGTACCAGCCGGTGTCATCGCGCCTGTCATTGCGTTCGCTAATGTATTTTGTATACCGGATATATCGTATGCACCCGTAGTTGGAGCATTTTGTAGACCCGATAATGCGGCATTAGATGTTCCTCCCCCAAGTGCATTTAAGGCCGGTACACCTGCCTGAGCATTAGTATATGGATTTAAGTTCGTTGCAGAAGTAGCAGACGTTGTCGTAGGGGAAAACACACCTTGGTTTGTAGCGGTGGGATTAAAAGCACCTTGAGTTGTAAGTGCTGGCGTAGCGGTTTGAGTTGTCGCTGTAGGACTAAACGGAGTAGCCCCTGTAGCAGTCGTTCCAGGTGTGAAGGCTGTTGCTTTCGTGGCACTGGCTTGAGGGTCAAAACTGGACTCAAATCCTGCTCCTGTGTACTTAGTGCCACCCGGTTGTTCGGGATTATTCCCCATAAAGGTTTCCCATGCGTTTCCTACCATATTACCCCATTTTGTTGCGTCTGATTCATAATCAGGATCGTTGTCTTCAAGCCACTTTTGATTCGTTCCACTTTGATTAGACACATTGCCTGTCCAATCGCTAGGTATCATATCCGAATTAACCGAAATCTCACCCCCACTAAAAGCAGTAGTGAGGTCATCATCGGTTAATTCATACCCGAACTTATCGGTAAACTTACTACCAATAGCAGACCTATCATCTGCTAATGTTCCACTCCAATAGTCGTAGCGTATAGGATCAGTCAACGCCATAGTAATTAGCCTATTACTCCGGCTATACCTGGAGTAAGACCTTCCGTGTGCGATATAATAATATCAATCGCATCTGTCTTCGGTAGACCAATATTTGTTAGCTCTGTTACTGCATCGTCTGCTGGTAGGACACCATCTCGTACATCCCTCAAAATTTGCTCTACTGGTGATTCTGCCAGAACATCCGCCCCACCCTCACCTTGTTGCCTTGTCAATCTATCTAAGGTTTCTTCATCGAATTGTGCCAATGGTACCGGTGGTGTGTAGTCTCCCGCATATTGTCCCATTAAACCTTCTAAGTTGGGTACCCCGAAGTCTGCTTTCGATACCGGCCCCCTCATCCCCTCTAACAAGGTTGGGTCAGTGACTACTCCCCGTAAATCATCACCTATCATAGTTGGGTCAGTGACTAAGCCCCGCATGCCCTCATCTAACAAGGTTGGGTTAGTGACCAAGCCCCGCATGCCCTCATCTAATAAAGTTGGGTTAGTGACCAAGCCCCGCATGCCCTCATCTAATAAAGTTGGGTTAGTCGCTAAGCCCCGCATGCCCTCATCTAATAAAGTTGGATTAGTGACTAAGCCTCGCATGCCCTCATCTAACAAGGTCGGATTAGTGACTAAGCCTCGCATGCCCTCATCCACTAAGGTTGGATTGGTGACTAAGCCTCGCATGCCCTCGTCCACTAAAGTTGGATTGGTGACTAAGCCTCGCATGCCCTCGTCCACTAAAGTTGGATTGGTGACTAAGCCTCGCATATCGTCATCCACTAAAGTTGGGTTCTCTTCGCCTTTATATAGCTCTTCGCCCATAATCTTATTAGCCAAATACATCCAATCGTCAGGACCTCCCATACCAGCCGTAGAATTAGCAATCGCTTCCGTCAAGAAATCAATATCTATTGTAGGATTAAGATCAAGACCACGTAAAAACTGACCAATATCGGTTCGAGGATCAAACCCTCCTCCTCTTCCCGCTATAGTATCAACAACCTTTGAATCAACTGTACCATCTTCACTTACAATAGGCACCAAATCTTCTGGAGTGGTAATAAAGTTATTACCACCATCCTCAGTAGATGTTCCTCCAGGATCTACGAGAATAACCGGATCTGTCGGAGCTACTTCTTCAACCGCTAGTCCATCGTCCCTACCATCCCCCTCTTCCGGCGAACCGGTCCAAGGGATTATATCAGCCAGATTCCCCCCCTGATACTCCTGTACACCTTGAGGCTGAAAGCGATCTGATACAAACATCGTTCTTGGTTGGTTAGTATAAAAATCAGCAGTAGCCTTACCTTGGCCCAAGATCCCTGGCAGAAAAGCTACCTGATTCCGCATGTTCCAATCTCGCACCATATTCTGGAACTCTGCCGAACGTGCTGCCGCAGCCGCTATTCTTTCTTGACTATCTTCAAAATCTGCTGCCATAATAATCTCCTATGCTGCGACTTGTTCAGCGCGTTGTTTGAACTCTATATGATATCCATTGACTCTAAACCACTGATCGGCCCCTGTCGTCTCAAACGTCAAACGACAGTTATAGCCTCTTCGCACATCGGTGAAGCGGAAATAGTCACCACGTTGCTCACCACCCCCCCATAAGGCGGCACCCCACTCACCTACGCCCCATCCATCACTCACCCCACCGGCTGTAGAGGTCATGGTCTGCCCACCAGGACTAGGTAGATCCTTACGCCCTAATTTGGTTTTAAGCGTTAAAGGATACGCACCATTTGTTTGAAAGTCAGCAAATATACGTCCGTAATTCTTCATATACCCTAACCGACTTTGAGAATGTTCCGAAGTCTGTAATCGTCCGGTATAGTTGGTGCCATCCCAATCATCGCCAGAGTGCAATTCGTATATTTCGCCTGTCGAATTACCTACTACTTGTAGGTCCGTTCCACTTGAGCGATAGATACATCCTGCGGTTAAATTAGCTCTGTTATGGCGCGTAAAGCGTAGACTGCTCCTACCCCTCGCGGTATTGCATATGATGCCCTCAGAAGGGGTGGAAGTAGCCGTTCCATATTGAAACCAATACTCATCTCTGTCTTCGTTGTAAGTAGCCCAATTCGTCGCTTGAAGTCCTTTTTCGCGCCGATCAAGCAGGGGCTTCACCCGATCCGATACGTTATCTACATAAAAGCCACCAGTAGAGCTTGTCGCTACGGCACCGGCAATGCCGTTATCTGATTCAAACATCAAGAAACCACCCCGCGCCTCTGCGACAGTGAAATGCCCTGCGGTGCCTATAATATGCGATACCTCACGTACAGCCGTTTCACTTAAATTGTTGGTAGGCAACATACGGAATATCTTACGCCGCTTAAATATGAAGAGATTGCCCATAAAAACGGTTACGCCGGTCACATCGCCTGAACCACGATCTATCTGTATCGAACCCGCATCGGCACCCGTCCATGTCTCTGCATCATTTACCGCAGAATAACTGGCGGTATCGCCACTAAAAAGCCACCATCGTCCACCCCAACTGGTGCCAAACTTACCGGTAGAAGGAGGACTGCCACCCAAGGCACTGACCCCTGCACTGCTCGTATACTTTTTAGGACTATCCACACCATTGGAAATCAGTAATAGATTAGCGGCAGTAGTAGCACCGTAAAACATACCGCCAGACCATCGAACATCTGTACCCGTATTGAAACCCGTGCCGTTAGTAGACTGTGCAAAATTACCAGCATTGCGTTCGTAAATCTTACCGTCTGCGGCTGCGGCAATAAGGCGTGATCCTTCGCTGTAATCAAATAGACCCGTCACCTTACTATCGCCTGTCGTCGTGGTGCCAATTTGTGAAGCACCGCGCATCTTTTCCGGTTCCTCTGTATCCCGCAGATAAACCATATTAAGCGCATCCCATACGGCACGAGGATCAAACTCAGGGTTTCCAGCATGAAGACGGCGATCTATGCCGTTGCCCAAGCGATAGTGTGTGTCGTGATTCCATTGGCTCATTTTATTCTCAATGCCCCACGATGCAATGGACGAGTATCATAAGGTAATATCTCGACAGATGACCCTACATCCAAATACTCACCTACTCTTAATATATCGTCCTCTGTAAAACGCAAGCACCCATGCGATATAAACCCCTCATTCTCAAATCCACCACCTTCAGCCTTATCGCCCTGCTTATGAGGTCCGTGTAGCCCATATCCTTTCCCTGCATCCTCACCAAGTTTTGGGTAGGTATATCTTACATCGTACGGCTGATCTTCACTAGTGATAGGTGCGCCAGTAAACTGATCTAAATTAGATGCTTGAGTCAATCCCATCCATAACGGCTCATACCCACTGCCCCCTGCCATAGGCACTTCATCTTTAACTTTAAAAAAGCCGGTAGGTGAGAAATACTTTTTCCCATACCGTGTACCAGTAGTATCACCGGTCCCTACCTGAAACTGCTCTATAGAAGTACCTATCGCATCTAATATCTCTGCTGTATTGTTATTTGGATCTATTACCAACTTATACGGTGCTTGCGGCGAAGGATCAGCCACTTCTTCCAAGGCATCTCCCGTAACCACCACTTCACCAGGGGGTGATTCATAGGACCCTATCGCCTTCTGACTACGTATTACTGCATCCGTAATAGTCGGTGATATCTCGACCTTCTTGATATCGACACTCTCCTCTTCTACGGGCATGGGTAGTTCTGCGGGTTGATCTATAATGGCCGATGGGTACTTCACCGGTTCTGGTAACGGACCATCAAAAGGAGTTTGTCGATCTATACGCTCTAATTGCGATGACGGAGAGGTAAACTCTTCTCCTTGAAATCTCTTTGTCGATGGAAGCGATGGTGGCTCTAAATCATCTATATCAACATCCATAAGGTCTACGTCATCAAGACTCATATCATCTGATGCGAAACCGATTGGCTCTTTGGGTCTTACCGGCGGCACCCCTGAACGTGATAGTTGGATATCTAATTCGGGTGGAAGAGATGGTCCCTCTATACGCTCTAATGGAGAAGAAGGTAACGTAGGTTCTTTACCTTGGAATCTGGCTATAGGCGGGGAAAGCGCATCGTCTACATCAGCCCTATCAACTATGTCCCTTTTTGTCGTCACCACCGTTTCGTTCATTACTATTGGATCGTCTTGAGAACGTCCTGCCGATTCGCGCTTATTTGACTCAGGATTATCTACTACACGACGAGTAACGCTCGTATAGCTGTCTCTATCAAAGAGAACAGCATCAATACGACCATCGTCTCTTTCCGTAAGTATCCATTCTCTATTTGTACCTGGATCGCCTAACCCTACGTCTTTATAGTTCATCGTTGTGCGCCTTTAATATCGAAGTATATACCGCTACGAGTGGGTATCGTTACTCCGTAATCTCTGCGGTAGGTCTGAAGATCAAAAGCAGCATCAATCTCTTCCCTATTCTCACGCCGCATAAGATGACCTATAGACGACTGATACCGTTGCTCCCACATCTGCGCCCTACCTCTGTCTTCATTGAACATGGCGGCTCTTACCTTGCACCGAGCTTGCACGGCTTGATAGGCGATTCCAGGGGCATTGCCGCCAAAGATATCGGTATCGAAAACACTGGCATCGTTGAATAATTCCTTATACCAGATATCAACTAAATACGCTTTCGTTGGAAACGGCCAAAGTAAAAGGCGCGGGTCTTCATTTACTGCATTACTTACTATCGTAGCGAGGTGAGGACGACCACTGGTGTTGCGGTGAAGATCACCACCCGACTCTGACATGATGCGGGTCATATTCACCATATTAATCGAATTATCACCCATTTGCCCCGACAGACCCTGCGCCCATGTAGCCGACTGACCATAGGTAATATGCTTGATCTCATCCATCACCCTTGTCGTATTAGTACTGGTCACGGTAGAGGTGACGCTACTCGTGCCGCCTGTAACTGTTTCACCTACCGTAAAAGCAGCACTTGCTCCACTTAAATATACAATAGATTGGCTTGTGTCATGTAGCACTATTGTTGCCGTAGAGCCACTGGAACCACCCGTAATAGTCTCACCCGTGGTATACGTGCCGGATGCTGACGATGCGACTAATGTTACGGTCCCTAAGATGGGTAAGGGGTAAGTGTCTTGGAAGATGCGATATCCGCTACCTGTGGTGGTCGTGCCTACGTAGTTACGCGACCCTGCCCCCGCCGATACCCCCAATGTCAACGTATCAGGTGATCCACTGGTGACTACCTTTGCAATGGGATACGACTCACTGTCCTGAGTGCGCCTGATCCACATGTCGGTAGTCACTGAGCCGAAGTTGTTAGCACTTACGTCATCGGCATCGACACTATTGACGGTAGGTGATCCATTAGTAATAGCGACTTGTCCTGTGGTGATATCAGCAGTCGTTACAAAGTTACTATGCTTCAACGCCCATCGAAACTCACCATACGTCATTATCTCTTCAACGCACTCATTGACCTCTTCTATGAGTATAGACTGAAGTATATTGGTGGTCGTGAACGAACTTATCGCCGGATCACCAATCTCTTTTAAAGCTGAATTAACACAGTAGCCCAAACTTCTTGAAGCCATGATACCTCAGTTAGTAAATTCAATATTTATTCACATACGAATGTGGATAACCTCACTCATACCAAACAGTCTATGCTACGAACACCGGCCAGTAACTACGATACTTACGACATCGGCTGAAGCGGCTGATAGAGTAGTAAGGACGATATCACCCGTGGCAGTCTGCCCATCCCAGATCAGTCCACCGATAGGCGTAAAGTCCAAGTAGGCGGTTTCCCCTATGCCAATCGGATGATGATAGATTAGTCCATCTGTATCACTTCCATCTACAACAGTACCATCAAACTCTAACTCAGCAGAAATACCTGTAGTAGCTGTTATGGCGATATTTAGGATACGGATACGGTTGGTATAGTTCAGATCCGATAGATTAACAATAATCGTATCAGTGAACTCACCCGTTCCGGCCCATACGCCACGCCATGACGAGACAAAGGCTTTTCCATTTTTATAGAGATTAGTTACTGGAGTTGGTGCGGCCATAAAATGTTACCTTTCGCCTGGATCGGCCCCATATAGGGTCCGAGGGTAGTGAGTATGCTGATTACTTCCGGTTGAGCTACTTCTTAGCTTTTGCTTTGATCTTTACTTTGGGCTGTGCTTTAGCCTGTTGCTTGTTGTTATACGCATGTTGTGCGCGACGATAGACCGATCTAAACTCATTTACATCACAGTCTATGCCCGCATCCTGGACGGCAACCCACGCATCAGGCCGCTCTAAACCTGATGCGAGGGTGTCATCTATTACCTTTTTCAACTCAGCCATGACTAGCTAGCTACTGTGCCTGGAAAGAGTCGGCCCGACTGATCAATAGCATCGGCCTCATAGTTCTCTGCCGCCATGCAAGAGCCAGGGTCCAGCATACTGCCCAAGGTTCCTTCGCCCATGATATTGCGCGAAATCATACCCAGTGCCGCCGCCGAAAAAATAATAGCAGGACCGAAGGTTGATACATTATTATCAATCAAACAGTCCGTATGGGCTACACCGCTATTGATTGCGCCCACATCCCACTGATTACTTCCATTGCCACCGTGGAAAGTGCAATTACGTACTGCCAAACCATCTACTCCTGCCGCTTCAATTTCAATCGCTGCATCAGGACCATTGGCGGTAATCTGGAATCGGCAGTTGTCTACCAGCAAGTTATCCCCTGCCGCAGCTACCGTGATCGTCTCCAAGTCATTTGCACCGCACTGGAAGGTGCAGTTGCGGACAGTAAGTCCTGCCGCCCCTACATCAATACGCGAGGTATTAGCCGCACCGGAAGCATTGAATTGCAGATCCTCAATTACCACATTAGCCGCCTGATGGGATAGAATATCACCCGTCGATCCCAAGGTGCCCGTGATCGTTGAAGCATTGATATTGCCTTGACTCTTAAAACCAGCAAGGGTCATATCCGTCTTATCCAGCGCAGTAGATGAAGTGATCGTTATGGTCCCAGGTAGTATGACCACCGTATCACCACGACCATTAACACACTGAGTCACACCCTGCGAAATCGTAGAGAGGGGCTGTCCAGGAGTGCTTCCCGTATTGGTATCGGAAGCACCTTTACCTTTATACGCTACCGTGCCGCCACCTACGAAAAATACAGCACCCCCTGGTTTTTCAACATTGATCCATCGTCCATTAACAAAATTAAGATTAGCCATTACTTTGCTTTCTAAGTTAGATAAGTGGGGGTTTCGCCGTAGCTAATCCCCCCTCTCACTGTGATTCTCCTGTGGACAACTCGTTCACGCCACAGGCGAGATTTTTACCTATACGCCAGGACTACCAAAGATACCACGAGGATCACTCCAGCCACTCGACTGAGCAAACAAGCCCGTGATCTTATAATCCTTGGTATCGAAATCATACTCATAATCAGTCCAGAACTCTTCACGATCATACAGCAAGAGTTCATGGTCTCCTTTATCAGCAAGAATAAACCATCCATCCGTATCCGTCAGGTAGTTCCACACCTGTGAGTCGAGCAACCCGTTGACCGCATTGATGGCATTGCTATTGTCCTCAGACTGTAGCGTCGAGCGCAGCAGTCGATCCGCTTCAAAGCGCAACTCCTTCGGCACCAGCAAGCACTTAGGCTCAATAGCCACACGCTTACCACCACCATCACGGAAGTCACTAAAGTCGATCAACGCTTGCTCCAGCGAGGTCTGCGACAGATCAGCCGCAGAAGACAACTCATTAGCGTAGGTCGATCCATCTTCACGAACATGAGCCGTAGAAAACAACTCAACACCATCCGCGCCGGTATAACTGGAATCGAACCCATTGTTGAAATGATTAGCAAGGATCGTTTCTTCCGTTGCTCGTGCCGAACGTGCAAGTTCCACCGCCAACTTCTCCATCGACGCATACAGATCATCACGGAGCATGTTGCGCGTCACCCGCATACCCGAACCATAGTCCAGATGCGTGTAGGTATTACGGAACCCTTCATTGTTCGTCACGTAATCAATAGGTTGACCTTCCAGCTTCTGCGTCATAATACCCACGCCGCCGATGGTCAACGTATCTTCTTGGTACTGGCTGGAGGACCTTACGTTAAAGATACTCCGGCCAATGACCGAGCGTTCCATCCATTCATGGAAAATAACCCTGTCAATGTCTCTAAGCGTTGCCGAGAAAGGAAACGCACCGATTGTATGTATTGAAGCCATAGTATGATTCCTTTCTTAAACGCCGACACCGACATTAGTTTCCATGAAATGCTCATTGACCGAACAAATCAACTCAGCGTGATCGCCAATCAGATTGTCGGAACGATTTAGAAGACCGTGTATACGCATCACCAAAGCAGCAGTAACAGCCGCATCGGTTGCAGACAATTCCATGCCACTGATACCCGTAGTAGTGCTACCGGCATGAGTAACAGCAATCTCTGTATTATTACCATACATAGCAACAGCAGGTGTACCACTCGCATCTACTTGAGCGTAGTACATCTGAGCCGGATGATAATGAACAAGAATTGTTCCTGCCGTAGTAGCAGCAACGAGAGCTTTTTGTGACGATGATACTGACGTAGCTGATTCAGCAGCACCCACATTATGCGTTTCTGATCCAGTACTTTCCGTAACAAGACCATCCGCTTCAAGGGCCATCATATCGCCTTTGAAGACAGCCAAGTTATCGTTACCATTAGCATATGCGTTTAGCCCATACATAACACCCGTAGCGTTGAAGCCATGCGGGGTGTCTGCATTGGCTGGACTTGCAGCAGCCATAACTATTTATCCTCTTGTAACCGAGATACCATCTCTAGCTCTTGAATCACCATATTGAAAGTTATGACCATCTTCGCGTTCTACTTTACCCGCCACAGCCCTTGCCACTTGTCCGGCTTGAGTAGACGAGTAATTCTTTGATTTCAAACTGTCATAGATAAGTCGCTCAACACCTTCACGATTCTGTGCAAGTGCTTCCTTACTAGCGGCCAAACCTTGTGTGACACGTGATCTTTTCTGTGCCTGTCGAGCCGTAGCAAGGCGTTCTGGCACCCTGACAAGAATTAACTCATTAGCCTTTACATCACCCGTTTCTGACGAACCTTGCATGGGCATATCCGCTAATTCCTCTTTGGTCATCTTGACGACCTGTCCACCCTGGTCAATCAATCGCTTGATCTTCTCAGGGCTTTTCCAAATCAGTTTATCGCCAGCCTTACGGCAATCTTCGCGTAAACGATCTGGAATATACAATGCGTCAAAACGGTCATATTCATCTTGCATCGTAAGACCGGCAATGTCATGTGGCGTAGGATCGTCAGGCCCCCTCAAGTCGGGACTGAGCGTATCCTGCTGCATTGCCATGATGCACTGATGAGGGTGCTTCGATTTGATATGTCCCTTTAATGCTTTGGGGTCTATCTCTTCTCCTATGCCTAATCGCGCACCGCAGAAGGGACAGTCCTTACCATCGGAATGTTCAAAGACATAATCAACACCGGCCTGAACGATTGCATCTTCTTTCGGGTCCTTAGTGTCATTAGCCATTGTTCGCTCCGTTATGACGGGACATAGACAACGTATCTAATTGCTTTGCTGTATCAGCAGTAATTGTGCGAAGACGATCAAAACGAGTCGCAGTAGGATCAAAAGCAGGTATCCCCTGTTGTGGTGCCTGACCGTTAGGCGTAGCGGCGAGTGGATTTCTTGGGCGTGGTTGCGAAAACGGTTTGACTTCCCCCGCTTCCATAGCATCGACTAAAAGTTCTTTAGTTCGGGCGGCTACATCACGAGGACGCTTCGCCAGTTCAGGATATTGCTGCAAGTCTTGATTCAAACGTGCTTGCAAATTCCCAGACTGTTCCGGCGTAATCATACCCTTTTGCACCCATTCCGAGAAACGGTTGCTGGTCGAGAACGTGGAGTTTAACTCCCCCATGATCTCTCCCTTGACCTGACTTGCTACCGCAGCCATATCTTGCTTAGTAGCTAAGTCACCGGCTTTCTGCTGAAACTTATGATCAAAATGAGTCTCTAACGTATCATAAGCCTGAGTACCGGCCTCATCGTTGCCTAACTGCTGGCGTATTAATTGTTCGGTTGCGTCTGGGATCTTACGACCCTGTTCGCTTTGATCAACAGGCGCGGAACGATTCTGCACTTGTTGGAGTTGCTGTTGCAACGCTTGATCACGTGCTGCCCATTGAGCATCACGCTGCATCAAGTTTTGCACCTGGTGTTCAGCTTGCTTGGCCTTATCGTTGACCTGTTTAAACCGGTCATACGGTACGGCTTGCGACTCCTGCCCCGCTGACGGGGAGGCACCCGATTGCGAAGTCGTTCCACCATTAGACGAGCTTGGTGAAGAATTAACGTCTGGAGTTACTTCACTCATTAGAGTGGTCTTCCTTGGTTAGTACTGCTTATTAGCAGGTTTAGTCGTCGGCGTACTACCGCCTTTGCTCTTGGATTTCTTGCCACCCGTAGCACCTTTGCTAGATGCTTTCTTTGGTGCCCAAGATCCATGCGCCTTATTACCAGTCCAATCCTTCATGGGGATTGCTCCTGTTGGTTGTGATTAGCTTCCGCTTGCTTACGCAAACTCCGTGACACGGTGTCCGGTAGGTTTAACCCTGCTACCTTGCATAATCCATGAAACAGGGTTAGATACTGCATGGGTTTTATGCCACCACTGACGATGGTGGTGGGATCGCCATTCTTCAACGATATAAAGGCATATTTACCCTGCCCTACCATGTTGCGAACGACTTGATGTTTAACGTCTTCGTTCATGCCATCATCTCTTCTAATTGTTCCTGGGTAACGCCATCACCATCGTGCAGTCCCATTGCTGCTCCGGCCTCATTCTCCAGCCGCAGTATAGCCCTACGTACCCCTTCAGCAATACCGGTATGGTAGTTGACCTTGGAGATGTCACCTCCTTGTCCAGCACCCCTGACCGATACGACTTCCTTCTGCTCCATCTCGCGTAATAGCACGATTACCTCATCAAAGGTCGGGTTGGTAAAGAAGTCGCGTTGGTAGCGTAGGTTCCTATCCTGCTGCTCTTGATTCAAAACTCCCCTGGACCCATTGGTCTAATATATCCTAATCCTCCCGTATCTCTACCAGGGGTAGATCCTATGTTCACGATCTCGCCATAGTCGTTTTTTGCATATCGTAGACCATTTAAGTCAATATATCCATT